CGTGATCAGTGCCAAACCAGTGGTGTAACATATGACAGTCGACGACGATAACAAAGTCGTCAAGCTGCGCCAGCCTGCTGTAACAAGCAGTGCTGGCGTTTCTGTTGATGACGCTATCAATCCTCGCTCGTTGTTGACGATGACAGACATCGAGCAAGACATGTTCTTACAACATCTCCGCGAACGTCGCCTACGTGTTGTAGAGTTAATGCGCCAAGCTGCACGTGCTAAACAACAAATCACCTCCGCGGCTGCGCTGATGAAGTTCGAAAAGAAACAAGATCAAGTGGAGAAACAACTCGAACGCACACACAAGGCGCTCGAAAAGCTCGAAGAACTCGTATACGATATGCGTGCGCTCGCACTACAATACACAGACATCGACATTGCCAACGTGAAAGAGGAGAAGACCAATGGTTAACTACGTACAACGCGCCCGCGACGTTCGTGCATTGATCAAAGAACACGGCACTGAACGTGGTATGATTAAAGCTGTCGAACGCCTTGCTGAAGACAACGAGATGCTACGTCAGGAGATGGTGCAGATCGTCCGCACAGTAGACAAGATGGCAGACATCGTTGCCAACATCGCAGCCGTAGGTGCTCGCCTGAAAGACGATTGGGCAGCCGTACGTAAAGCAATGCACCCTGACAACGAAGCTTCGGAGGACATTCACTGATGTCAAACATCCCCCTCGCACGTGATATGTTGAGAGCCGTTATACAGTGTATAGACGACCCAGCTATCAAGCGTCAACTACACAAGGTGTTGTCTCTCATGACACGTGAGAAGTACGTTCGCCATGCTCGCCTTGTGTCACAGGAGATAACAGACGCGATGAAGCGTAAAGTACACAAACTCAGTGAGAACCTCAACCTGACAGAGACAGACATAGCTCGTCGTTGTGGTCTACGCAATGCTGGTCGTGTGTCAGAGATACTCAACGGCAAACGGTGAGGTAACAGTTGTGATCATACGTCCTACCACTGATACCACTATCCCGTGGGTAGACTACTCCACCCTGACCGCTGTCAACACATGTCCACGTTGGGGGATCATCAACTCGTGGCATGGTAAGCGTTTGTCAGCAGGCGTCGAACGTGTGCTTGCGTTGGAGGCAGGTAGAGCGATGCATGACGTATTCGCAGCGTGTCGCTTCTTCGACCTTATACAGTGTATAAACCCATCCCAGTTCGACGCTGTTAACGCCTATGCAACGAGGGTCTTCTCTAATGCACTACATCATGATCGCTGGGCGCAGGCGCTCCACTACTATCACAGTAGCGAAGACGCCGAAACTCGTTGCATGCAGATGGCTCTTAATCTCCTCGAAACATCAGGTTATCACGACGACCCCCGTGATGCACGTAGAACGCAGGCTAACCTTGAGAGTGCAGCTATCAACTATGTCCAACGCTATCCACTTGGTCGCTTCATACCAATCTGTAACGATGACGCCACACGCATCGGCATAGAGATGCCATTCGACATCACACTACACAACAACAACCACGCACCTCTAATCCGCTTCATCGGCCGTGTTGATGCTGTGTGTGTAGACACACTACGTCCTAGCGACAAAACACCTGAAGTACATGAGAACAAAACAGGCTCGCGCATTGACACCGTGTGGAGTAACAGCTTCGACACATCCAACCAAGTCACCGGCTACTGTGTCGCTATGTCATGCTTACTCGACATGCCTATACGCAACGTCGTCATGTGGGGTCTACAACTCCCTGTGCCTAAGTCCTCGACGTATAGCGACGGCATGATGCGCTACCCTACCTCGCGTAACGACGAAAGCTTCCACGAGTGGCAGTCATGGGTCCGCCATTCGCTCGATGTTATCCATGCATACGAAGACGCACCTACAGACGCACCTATGTACACACATAGCTGCAATCGCTACTTCCGCTCATGCTCGTTCATCCCTCTGTGTAGCGAAACATCCGAACAACGTCGTCACATATACGACAACGAAATGACAACCGAACGCTGGTCGCCTCTAATGGAGACACTTGATCCATGAGTAAATATCAAGACGAAGTTGCTAAGCTCAATCGCACCACAGATCATGAGATCGACGCCGCCGACGTCAGCGAACTCGGGCGACTTCGTGCCGACAACCTCCGACTTGTTGAGATCATTGCGCGATACGAAACGCACTACCAAGCCGCAATGGCGATGTCGGAGAAACATCGCAAGCTCTGGGTTGAAGCCTGTCAAGAACGCGAGCGCATCCGTGCAGCACTACAATCCCTCATAAAGACCGGGCCGAGGCCGTGGATGGACGGCGGTGTAACTTGGCCGGAATGGGATGCCGCAATGCAGGCCGCAGAGGACGCCATCAAGGCGACTGACGAATGACTGACATCGTAGAGCGGCTGCGCGGGTATGAAAATCCCGAACTGCGCGAGGCCGCCGACGAGATCGAGCGGCTGGAAAAGGTGATTGCTCTCATGATCCCTGAACGCAATCGAGATATTAACGAGATCGAGCGGCTGCGGGAGGAGGTTCGCGTCGGTGCTGAGTTGATAGCAGAGGCGAATGGTGAGATCGAGCGGATCAACGCTGCTCGACATGCCGATAGTCAGCGCATGGTGCGGATGTCGGACGAGTACGAGGCGGCGCAGAACGAGATCGCGCGACTGCGTGAAGCGTTGAAGATCATCGCCGGGCGGCAGCAGTGTCTCGACAATCTAATGAGCAATGTAGATGTGGCCTGTGCAGCATTGGATGGAGGTAAACCATGATTGACGATGAGTTGCAGGTGATTACACATGTGCTATACTATGTATAACATCAGGAAGGGGAGATGATGGAATTAAAGATAGAACATCCAACAGACGCACCTAGCCGCTTATCTATGATCCTGTGGGGTGATAGTGGTAGCGGCAAAACCACGTTGGCAGCTACAGCACCCGGCCGCAAACTATTCCTCATGCTTGACCCTGATGGTGACATGAGTATTCGCAACATGCCCAATTGGCACCGTGTTAATCTGAGTAAAGAAAGTAGTGTGGACATCGTTAAGGAGGGAATGAAGCCTGACCCTTATACACTGTATAGCATGCTCGCTGACTTCGACACCTTGATCATCGATAGCCTGACCAAGTTCAGTGAACATGCTCTTCAATACGCAGTACGCGTTGCTCCCAAGAGTACAATCGAGCAACCCGGCCTCAATGGGTATGGTCTTCGTAACATTGCGGTATCTTCGCTCATCTCCAACACCTTGCGTGTCACAGGTGCCTTGAACAAACACGTGATCTTCATTACGCATGAGAAGGATGCTGATCGCAACAACGATGGTGCCATCCTCAGCGTCGGGATGTTGCTTGGTGGGCAGCTTCCTAACATCGCTAGCAAGGACATCTCTGAAGTATGGAACATTCGTGATGTCAATGGGGTCAGACATATCGCTATCCGTCCTGAACGTTTCCGTGCGCCGATGAAATCACGCATGTTCGACATGACTGCCGCAACATCATTCCCTCTACGCTACAACGCAAACACCAATGCTGGTCCTGCCATATCCACGTGGTGGCAGGACTACATCGCTGGCAACTTTGCAAAGTTACCAGTGCCTAAGTAGCCACTATACATAGTGCCTACTCCTACGCACACAGACTAGACCTAGTGGCTTGCTACCTGTGTGTGCATGTATACAGTGTATAAGCCCACAACATAGGAGACCCAACATGGGTTTGCTTAACTTCTCTGCTAACATCGCAGATGCTGAAGCTCCTCCGCAACTCCCCGCTGGTGAGTATAAGTGCATCTGCACTGCTGCTATCGACAAGACAGCAGCTTCTTCAGGGAACCCGATGCTCACGCTCACCTTGCAAGTGCCGCGCACCGAGTTCCCTGCTGACTTCGACCCCGGTGATGGTGTTGATGAGTTGACATTCACGATGAACGTCGTCTCACGTGACATCCCCGCTGATCGTTGGCGTATGAAGAACGTCTGTAAGGCCTTCGGCGTTCCGATGTCAAGCTCCATTGACCCTAATGACTTCGTGGGTCGTGAAGCACGCGCACGCATTCGCATGGGTCAAGACCTTGAGAAGAACCCACGCGCTGAAGTCGGACAGGTGTTGCCTCTCTAACACGTGTGTGCTACTATGTGTTAGGCACATGCTACCAACGTGTGTGCCTAACACACTACCACTACACCACACCACACTATAACCCCATACATGAGGATATATCCTAATGGCTACTCCTTCTAAATCCGCATCGTCGTCTGCCTACTCTAACCTGAAGAAAGCTGTTGCACAACGTGCTGCACAGAAGCGTACGTTCCACTTCTTCGTCCGTGTCACTGACGAACAGGGCAACGTCATCCCCGGTGCCAAGCTGCAAGTTGATCGCATCATGTCTGATGCACGTAAGGTGGTTGAGTTCCTCGACACGCCTGAGTATGCACAGTCTGGCCTCACTCGCATCAAACACGAAGTGATCGCGAACAAGCGTGGCGAAGAGACCGACGGCTCTACGTCTGTTGGTTAGAGCTGCCCCCCAGTGAACTAGCTAACAGGCTGAGCAACGCCGCGCATCTGTCCCATTCCCCAGTGCGCGGCGTTTGCTATTGTTATACACTGTATAGCTGCGAAACATGCAGCATGGAGAACATCGATGGACGTGATGCAGCTAGATGCTGAACAGCAGAACGCTATTACTATGTGTGTCGATCCTCTCAAGCGCCTCGTCTCTGTGACAGGTGAAGCTGGTACGGGTAAGACTACTATTATAAAGCAGACGTGTGACTTACTCACACAACGCAACATCCCATTCGCACTCGCCGCACCAACAGGTAAAGCCGCTCGTCGTATACGTGAAGCAACAGGCTACCCTGCTCAAACCATACACAAGCTACTCGAGTTCAATCGCCCTGACATGGACGATGAAACAGGTGAAGCTACATCTGTCAGCACACCAGCACGCGGCAAATCCAACCCACTCGAACAACACATCGTCATCGTTGACGAGTACGCGATGGTGTCCACCGGCTTGCATCGTGATCTCG